GAAACACATACCAAATATCCTTACAATCTGCAATTATGACGAGTACCAACACACACCGGACAGCACAACGATTAGCACAACGAACAGCAAGAAACAGAATAAAGGAAAGAATACATTAAAGAATAAACTATATAGAGATAACTTTGATGTATTTTGGAGTAAGGTAAATCGTAAAATATCTAAAGGACAATCAGAAAGAGCTTACAATAAATTAGCTGAGGAGTGGGGTAGTAAGCCTGAGGCCTTAGCTGAGTTATACAACAAGCATTGTTCATCAGTAAATGAAATACAGTTTAGTCAACACCCTTCAACCTGGCTCAATGCACAGGGGTATTTAGACCAAGAAGTTACTCCCAAGCCTAATTCTACTGATAATTTCGGTATTCAACCAAGAGAAGGTGATGAATATTTAAAATGGGTTCCGTTTGTTAAAAAGGGCATGAGAAGTACCAGAATTTCAGATGATATGGTCCTGAGAATGAGAAAAGAGGGCCTTATTACCGAAGAACAGTTTAAAGCATGGTAAAAAAGAACAAAAAAAAGCAAAAAAAAGAGAAAGAATATGTTTCTACTGAAATAAAAGACTTAGGCTCTCAACAATTATTTCAATTAGATGGAAAATTGTATCGTACAGGCGATTTTAGACAAATGGTAATGGGTTTAAAGCATTTATATTGTAAAATTAACTCAGTTTTAGAGAATTATTACTTTAGAAATCAATTAGATCCCAAAAATCATAAAAGAAACGCCCTTAGATATGTAGCAGGAATGAAAATAGAGTATTTAGCTGTCTATTCAGGAAAAACCAGATCTCAAACTTTTAATTGGGATAGACTTCAGGGTATTCCTCTTGGCTCAGAACTATTTAATGTGCAAAAATATGACGCTGAATTTGAATTTAATGAGGCCATTAAATCAACAAAGAAATATCAATCTATTGTATGGGAAGTTATTATTGATAATAAACCATGTGGTAGAGGTAAAAAATTTGAATATTTTAAAGAAAGTTTAGATATGTTGATTGAACATTTTGATATTAAATAGTATAAGCACTAAACCCTAGAAAGAGTATCTGTACTCGCTTTCAAATTTCTAGGGTTTTGTACGTTAAACGTTCCCCTTGTGATAATTGCTCGTTATTTGCTATAAAAGATCAAGATCTAAAATTAGGTCTAAAAATAATCAAACATTATGAACCATGCAACAAGAGATAATCTTATGGGTTCATGTCTTAACACGAAACATTTTAGATAGCTTAGGATTAACAGAGCCAAACAATGATAAAGCTGATTGGTATTTACAACGACAAGCTAAAAATTGGATAGGGAGTAAAGATTTTAATTATATTTGTGAATTAATAGATTTGAACCCTAATAATATCATAGAAATATATGAAGAAATCAAAAAAAGACAAAAATCTTTTACCCAAGAAGAAAACTATCAGTTCATTTTCAGAGGAATTTTGCGTCTTAAATGATTTATTTGTGCAATTTTTTATTGCTTATGATGATTTAAATAATCCAAATGTATTAATGAATATAAAAGGCTATCAAGATAAAGACCATTGTTTACAATGGATAGAAGAATTTAAACAAATACAAGAATTTAATTTTATCAATGACAACGAAACAATCCATTAGTGTACCTAAAAGGGCCAACAGACCAGCAAAATATAAATCTTCAATCATGACCAGATTGTTTGAATTAGTGGCTGAGGGAAAAACAACTCGTGAATGTGTTAAAGAATTAGATGTTTCCTGGCCTACTCTTAGAAAATGGATTAATGAAAAAAACTATCAATCTCTTTATAGGGTAGCTCAATCAGATCAAGTTACTTTTAATCATGAAAATTTAGACAAGATTCTAGATGATGCTTATAAAAAAGCCCAAGATAAAAAGCTAACTATGACCGAAGTAAAACTAATTGAATTAATTCAAAAAAATTATCATCATAAAAACAGTAAACTTCAAAATCATATTTGGGGTTCTGAAAGACAAACAATGTCAATAAGTGATACTAAGGGTAACGAATTTAAAGTAGAATGGGAAAAGTAGGCCTATAAAGACCTACTATTTATTAAATATTATATTTCTTTTTTAGAAAATCCATAAAACTTTTGAAAATCTTTTAATGACCAAGATTTCATATCTTTCTTAATATCATTATCAGATAAAATAATTCCATTTTTATCGGTTACTTCATCAAGATCATAATTAAATGCTGTAGCATAGTCTAAAAAATCTTTTTTAGTATATTTTTTCATTATTTACCTCGCTTAATATTCAATATCAGTATCAAAACTAACTTTAATTTGATTACCATAATGGCCTTGTTTATCTGTATGAAATTTTATTATTTCGTATAACTCACCATAATCACAACAATAATCATCTTCATAGATAACTTTTGTTGTTGTTTTAGGTTTTTTATACTTAATATGTTTTTTCTTTTTTTCATCATAATAACCATACTTTTCACTTGTTGAAGTTATTACTATATTTTTATATTCTAACATTATTTATTCGCTTTCATTTTTTTTAATTATTTCTTTTACTTTTTGTTTAACAAGATCTTTAAACCAATCTGAATCAGTTATTATATCTATATGATGAGATACAACCTCATCTAATGCTTCAGTTAATTTATTTTTAGTAGTCATAGTTCACTCGCTTTCAGTTTTTTTAAAGTTTCTATTGCTTGATTATAAAAATATTTATCATCAGGCATACAATTAATAGTACCTTCATTATGATTACAAACAAAACACCAATCAGAAGGTAAAGAATTTTTTTCTTGATGGTTTTCGTTTACATCAGCACTTCCACAGCTAACACAAACTACAATACCATCTTCAAGTATATCTCTATAAGAATAAGACATTTATTTACTCGCTTTCATTTCCTCAAACTGTTGAGGGGTTAATACTCTTTTAGAACCATTTAAAAGAGTAAAGACAAAATACGAATAGACCTTGTTATTTTTTAAAAGGTCTACTCGCTTAATAGATTTAAAAGTAATCATTTAAAAAATTCTGTTTCTTTGTAAGGTTGTCTTAATTTAAAAATAATATCCCTTGTTAATAATCTGTCTAAAGAATCAAAATCTAAAGGGGTAAAAGAATATTTAGAATTTTTATGATTACCTAGTATTGAAGTTCTAACATTAATAGCTGTTTGAAGTTCTTGTTTAGTTAATGTATTATTAAATATATAACCTTCATGTTCATTAGGGCCATAAAATTCCCAACAATAATTAAAAAAAAGTTTTTCTTGGTTCATAAGCTAACCCAATAAGGAACAAACAAACAAACAATATTAAACAACATGATAAGAGCAATTATATTTCTATTCATGCTGTAACCTTTTGTTTTTCTAAACTGTTGATATAATCATTAACAACATACTCACCAATGATATACGCATACATATTAACAACATGTTCTGGTGAGCTAAGATCTGTATTTACTTCACCGAAGTTATCTTGCTCGTATTGTTTAATAATATCTATTACATTAAAGACTTGATCTCCTAACCATTGTTTAGCTTGATAAGTTCCAATGATATAATAATCTTCATTGAAGGCCATGTGGTGCAAATCGTCTAAGTAGTCTGTTTCATTCTCTTTTAAATAATCAAGATTGTTATTTAAAAAATCTTCAAAATGAGATTTGATCTCATCATATTTATAATAGTTCATATAAATACCTCGCTTTCAAGATTTGTTATAAAGTAGAGAAATTGACAAATCAAGAATAAAATAGAAATAAATAGAAAAAAAGTGAATTTAGGGATTGACTATATATATTGTCATGATATTGATTATTTATAATTAATAATGAAAGCGAGTTATAAGATGACAAATACTAACAAATTAAAAGAAGTTGCTAAGATTGACTATAATTTACAATCTTACATTAGAAAACATACAGAAGTTTTAATGTCTGTAGGCAATACAGAGGAGGAGGCCTCTAGCCTTATATTTAATAGACTTAAAGAGGCTGTTAATACTGTTGATAATGAAAAGGCTTTATAATGAAAAGAGAAATAATAATTAATATAGTTAGTGGTTTAATATCAATAAGTATTATGACACTATTTATATACTTTTTAATAAGTACAGTACCAAGTCTATATAGTTAAAATAAACACATAATTAAAAGAAAAGGGCCTTTTTAGGCCTTTTTTTATGCCTTAACCAAATCCGGCCAATTAAACCTTAAATTTAACCAAACATTAAACAAATACTATTCAAATCTACTCATAGAGAGAGAGAAAGATATATATATGATAACAATAATAAAGAATAAATTAATAGATCTAGTCATCGCTAGTTATAAGCTAGTGAAAGCTGTATTCGTTGCTATACTTGACTTTATTAAGGATATTTACCAGGTTCTAAGATATTGGAACTAAAATAGATTGAATGAATTATAAAAAAGTAAAAAATACTTTCAACATTCCCTTAAGCAATCTTTTTTTATTATTTTAGATCTAAATAAATAAATTATTAAACATAATCACAACACTTATTAAAATAACTAAGTAATATATAGTAATATAGTCAATGTTTTATTGATTTTATTATATTTTCTATAAATTTTAGTAATTTTTATAAGTTAATAACCCCCTTCGTTATAATAAT